CGCGCTGGATTGCCCCCGCCGTAATTTCCGACCGGTTCAATACGGCGAGATATTGCAGGCCACCCTTGCCGATCCGGGCCGGATCCAGCGGTTTTGATGCGTCTAGGTCGCGCGTGCCGATATATATGGCAGCGCCGCCAAACAGCCGGGCCCGCTTCAGGTTCTGCATCGTCTTACCCTGCAATCCCAGACGCTTTTCCTCAGCCTCGATTGCCGTGATCTGTTCCGCATCGGCCTGCCATTCCCGCCATTCGCGGGTCGCATCCTCTGCGGGCAGGTCCACCACGTTGCGGGCAATGGCACTGGTGCGGTACATGGCGACAAGCTGATCGTCGGCAATCGTGGTGTTGTAATAATGGCTGTGCGCCGCCTTGTCACGGTCCGTTCCGAGGTTGGCAACGATATTGCGCAGGCCGTCCATGATTGTCATATTGTTCCAGCCCATGAATTGATTGAACCCTGTAAAATACTGGCTACCGCGTCCATCATCGGATCAAGCGTATCATCATGCGCGCCGTTTGGAAAGGCTTCAGCTTCTCCCATCATGTCCGACAGATGCGGCACGCCCCGTAACAGTGTCACATTACCGCTTTCGATGGACGGCGCGGCGTCATATGCCCTCGTTATTTTGTCGATGTTGCGCTTGATCGGCAAGACCGGTACGCCCTCACGCTTCAACTGCTGAATCAAACCCGTGCCGCTCACCTTATCCTCGACATTGAATGACCGCAGCGCCCCTTGACCGTCAATCGCGTTATGCTTTGCCCAGAATTGGCGCGCGCGCTCCAGCAATTCAGGCGCTTCCCATTTGCCGCGCACCATGTCCAGCAACACCGCTTGCCCTGCGCGCGACCGCCCCCAGCACTGGAAAACAGAATAGTCGTTTGCCTCTTTGGTTTTCTGTGCCGTGTCGGCATAGATTGACCGCCACTCGATAGGCGGGGCGGTGTCCATATACTGCCACCAGTCGGAGCGGAATATGCCACCACCGGCGGGGCTGGGTAGTTGCTGCATCTGCCCGGCCCACGCGTAAGACCCCATCGCCTTCTTGTCGCGATCAATGACGGCAGGCGGGAACCTGACAGGATCTAGCAGTTCACCAGATGTTTTACGCAGGTCTGTCCAGCCGATTGAGGTTGTAAACCGCCGGGCCGGGTCAAATTCCATAGGGATGCACAAGTGTTCATATCCCAGATCACCGGCAATGATGTGCCCACTTGGGTCTTTCTCGTGAAGCCGCTGCATGACCACGATGATTGCAGATTTTGCCGGATCACTGAGGCGGGTCGGAACGGTTTCGGACAGCACGCGGATTGCCGTTTCACGGTGCGTTGGGCTGTTTGCCTTTTCCGGCGATAAAGGATCGTCCCACGCCACCGTGCCCCCGCGGCGACCAGTCATTGACGCCACGGCGCAGGCTTGACGGAATCCACGATGCTCGTTTTCAAAATACAGCTTTTCGTTCTGGTCGCCCATCATCGCAATCGGCCAGCGCCTTTGATACCATGGGGAGTTGACCAACTCGCGCATCATCCGGTTGTCGCGCACCGCCAGGCCCTGCTCATGAGCCGCGCCGATGTATCGGTGTTCAGGCTTGCCCGCTGGCCCCCAAAGCCACGCCGGATACATCACGCCGATCAGAGTGGACTTGGACGTGCCGGGCGGGACGTTAACCAGCAGCCGCGTAATCTGCCCGGCGTTGACCGCCTCCAGGTGCTCGCAGATCGCGTCTATGTGCCACCCGTGCTGATACGTGTCAGGGATGATATGACGCCACGCACGCTCTACGAAATAAGCAAGTGATCGACTGCACGCGAGCTTATCAGCCGCCAGTGCGTCGTCAATCGTCGGCAGCATCGGAAAGCCTGCCAAGTTCCGCCAGTGCTTCAGGTGACAGGCGAGACAGGTCCAGCGCGGGCTTGGGCGACATGCTTCCGTCCTCTGACACATGGTTCACGTCGGACGTTTCGCGCCACCGGGCTCGCGTCTTGAGCCAGAACGTCATGGACGCCGTGTCGCCGCCTTTGGCTTTGTTGAACAGCGCGCCGCCGATTGTGGCGTTTGCTTTCGCCATAGATAGGTCCAACTCATCGCGGTAATACTTGCGCAATGTCTTTTTGTCGATGCCTATCACGCGGGCAATCATGTCCTGGGTCGTGCCAACCGTCGCGTGAAGCTGCACAAGATTGCGCTGCGCATCGGTCGGCGCGTGCTGTTTGCGTCCTTGTGGGTGTTTTGGCATTCCATCCATACGTTAAATATAGCGCGGGTAATTATGGTTGACAAGGTGCTTGACGGATTGGACAATAGCAGGTAATAAGGATGTAACGAAACACCGGCAAGGAGCCAAGACAATGACAAACCGCCAGATCATCAACACCTTCTCAGAAACACTCACCGACGCATGCCACCCAAACCAGCCAGCGCTGAAGGCCGCATGCAAGGAAGCAGACACGAAATTTGGGCGCTTTCCCGGCGAAACCCTTTACGACGTGCGCCGGATGGCAGTCAACGAACAGTTCGCTTAACCACGCTCGGCCTGCAACGCCTCAAAGGTCTGGCCCGTCGCCTCAAGGGTGGCGGTCTGACCCGTGAAATTTTGCCAGCGGGTGACTGCCATATCAACGTAAGCCGGGTTTAACTCAATCGCATAAACGCACCTGCCCGTCATTTCGCCCGCTATAATCGTGGTGCCGCTGCCCGAAAACGGTTCATAGACCGCTTGGCCGGGGCTGCTGTTGTTCTCGATGGGCCGCTTCATGCATTCAACCGGCTTTTGTGTGCTGTGGCCGGTTTCTGACTTCTGCGGTTTGGGAATTTGCCACAGTGTGGTCTGCTTGCGGTCGCCACAGTAATGACCTTTCTTACCGTCCCTTACCAGATACCAGCAAGGCTCGTGCATTGGGTGATAGTCACCGCGCCCAATTGCAAAATGACTCTTGGCCCAAATAATTAAGCTCCGACCTTTGAACCCGTTTACCTCAAGACTGCCCAAAACAATGCTAGTTTGTAAACTACCGTGCCAAACATAAGCCACGTCGCCATGAAACAATGCCCAAGCATCGGACCAATCTGCGATGTCGTCGTTTAGAACAACACCCTTTGCGCGCCCGTCTTTTTCCGTCCATCGCCCGGCATCATTTTTCTTGGGCATGGCCTTGCTGCGCCACGATGCATCATATTCCACCCCATAAGGCGGGTCTGTCACCATCAGGTGCGGCTTGACGCCTGCCAGCACGGCATCGACCGTATGCGCGTCGGTAGACGATCCGCAGGCTAGCCGATGCCGCCCCAGAAGCCACACGTCGCCCAGGACCGTCACGGGCACGGCAGGCGCGTCCGGCACGTCGTCAGGATCGGTCAGGCCCTCGGTGGGGTCCAGTGTCAGCGCGGCTATCTCACCCAAGTCAAACCCGGTCAGCGCCAGGTCGAAACCCGCCGCGTCCAGATCCTGCAATTCGATCTTGAGCAGGTCGTTGTCCCATCCTGCGTCCAATGCCGTGCGGTTGTCGGCCAACACATAGGCGCGGCGCTGCGCCTCGGTCAGGTGCGCCGCGTCAATCGTCGGCAGCGTATCAAGCCCCAGCTTCTGGGCCGCCATGACGCGGCCGTGGCCCGCGACAATACCGTTTTGCCCGTCCGTGATGATCGGGTTGAGGAACCCAAATTCACGGATCGAAGCAGCAATCTTGTCAACCTGTGCTGGGCTGTGCGTCCGGGCGTTGCGTACGTAGGGTATCAGGCTGGAGGTCGGAACCGTCTTATATTGGGGAAATTTCGGTGCAGGCATCATTTCTTTCGCTCCCAATAATGTACAGTTACGTGAGGGCCGCTGTGCGCAATGTCTTGGTCCATGACGTCATTGGTCGATTTGGAGACACGAGATGTCGCCACGCCATGTTTTTCAGCAATCCTCAACAATGTGCTACCAGCGGCCCGCAATTTGACCATGCCCAAGATGAGTTCGTCATTTTCACGAGGTGTGCGGATGCTCATGGACAACCCCCCGCCAGAACGGCATGCACATGCTCCATATCCGGCTCAGGCTCTAACAGCAGCCGGACGGCCTCGGACAGGGCGTCACGCTGCTCTGTGAGCGCGTCCAGTTCATCCAGCGCCTTTTGATGGTCGTCATGGTCAATCGCTGTCACCCAGCACTCCCTCAGCATGTCCAACTCATCCCAGACCCAATCCAGCGTCGGCCAGCGTTCCCGATGATGTGACGTGTCGTCCGTGTTCAGGCGGGCCACTGCGGCCAGGTTGTCAAATCCGTTGCGGGGCATCTGCATCACGACACCCGCTCAGCACTGGCGCCACGAGTCCAATGCTTTGTGCCTTGCACTTTTTTGACAGGTCGCCAGCCAGCGGCATTGAGATATTTGGCCATGCTCATTGAAAGCCCAGCACTTGCGGGACGACTTGTAAACAACGTCTCTGCCACTTCACGCGAAGTGACGAAGCCATCTTGCCCACGTAACCAATACCGAACGCGAAGTTCGTCCATGTCCAAAAGCGGTGTGGATGTTGTGTGATTAGAGTAACCTTCCGAGGCGCGTCTAACATCTTCCAATACGCGCAGCACCACCTTGCGGGCACTCAGCAAGTCATCACAAACCTTCTGAAGTGCGATGTAGTCTATGTTGCCCTTAACGGGAATTTGAGGTATTGATTTTGACATCTGGCGACTTCCTTCGCTGGTATGGGCGCGGTCGAGGTCTGAACACCTCCTGCGCCCGCTTCTTTTACCCCACATTGCAATCCGGTGTCAACCTTTTATCAAAAGCCCTTATTTTTAAGGCAAAAAGGCACCTGAGATGTGCCTTTTGGAAGGTGCCCACCAAGGTGCCCTAGAAAAAACCCTTTACTGCCAACGTATTAGCGCGAAAAAGGCACCTGATGCACCTAGGGCACCTGTTCTCTAAAGACTTACCTGAAAAAAACATACACCTATTACCATTCTATATTTGCTGTAATTTATAAAATGTCCTCATTCTTTTTTCTGCCTAGAACTCTATAACCAAGTCCCCTTAGGTGCCCTAGTGCCTTTTTGCCTTAAAAATAAGGGAAAAATCTAAGGGCACCTTCAAAAATCTAGTAGGTCTTAGTGCCTCAAAGGCTACAAAAAGCCCCGCCCCAATTTAACGGGGCGGGGCAGTAATTTAACGGTAATTTAACGACGCGGTGTTATGGGCATCACGTTCCCACCACATGGCGGAGAAACGTAAGGCTCTGCACCGCGCCCCCTGTCCCATTGCTTTGTGCCCATGACTTTTTTGGACACACGCCACCCCGCCGCTTGCAGGTATCTGGCCACCCGCATCGACAGCGACTTGTTGCCGGGCGCATCTGCAAAGAGTGTTGCGGCCACGCCTCCAGCCGTAACAGGCCCTTCCTGACCGCGCAGCCATTCCACGACACGGGTTTCATCAATGTCCACCGACCGGGCCGCCGCCTGCTGTGCCGACAAGGTTACGGACTCGCCTTCATCAAACCACCAGGCCGTGCCGCTGCGATACATGTGCAGCGCCTCAGCCCATAGCTGCCCCCTGTCGCGCTCAAGCCCTTCCACGTCCACAAGCGCGCCGTCGATCATCTGAAGGGGCCAGAAACGCCGGTTGCCCGTCTCATCCGACAGGTATTCATTGCCGTTGACGGTCCCTGCAAAGACGGTCTGCCGTGGATAGGTCTGCGTGACGTGTCCGTAAGACTTGCGGTAGCTGTCGCTGGTGGTGGACAGGAAATTCTTGACGTGTTCGATGTCCTTGCCGCGCATGGCCGACAACTCGCCTATCTCGGCCATCCACTTTCCGCGCAGCCATTCCTTGGCGTCTTTCTGGGTCATGTCCGGCATATCGTTACCGTACCATTGATCACCGACCAGCGCGGCCAGGCCGCTTGATTTCTTCTGCCCCTGATTGCCCGCGATGACCGGCATGGTGTCCACCTTGCATCCCGGCTGCATCACGCGGGCAACAGCACCGATCAGGAATTTCTCACCCACCGCCCGCAGATATTGAGGATCTTCTGACGCGCATGGAAAGTATGTGGTGAACAGCGTCACGGCCCGCGCCACCCCGTCCCATTGCAGGCTTTCCAGATATTCCCTGACAGGGTGAAACGTATTGCCAGCCGCCGCAGCCTGGACGCCGTGCCGGACTGTCTCAACCCCTATGGACGGAAACAGATCGCTTTGCATAATTTCCATGACCTTCAGCACGTCGTCATCATTTAATTGACGGGTGTCAGGTCGGCGCAACCAAACCGCATCATCGAACAGGCTTTTGGCAAACGTCCCGCGCCAGCCTTCTTCGGAACAAAGCACCCGCTTGATGTTGGTCATGTTCGGGACCGGACCGCCGTTCTTGTCCGCAATTAGCCCGCGCAGTTCCATCGCCGCTTTTCTGCTATCCGCGACGGCACGCTTGACCGCCGCCTGCATTTCCATCTTGATCCCGTGCGGCTTGCACTCTGCCAGCACCGTGTCGCGGTCGGCAGGCGACAAGCGCGCCACTTCTTCGGCCAGCAGCGCCACGGCTGTCAGGGGGTTTTCCTGTATCTTGGCACAGATCAGATCGACCACGCTGGCCGCCCGTGGCGCGCTGGGCATCCCCTGCCCCTGCCCCGGCGCTGTCGGCATCATCCCGGCTGGCACATGCGACGGCCCCGGCATATCGGTCAGGCGGTGCAGCGCGCCAAACGTCCGCACCGCTACGTTGAAGTCTCCGGCGTGTTCAAAATGCACGAACAGATCGAACGCATCGCCAAAGCGTTGCCCTGTCTTGGTGTCTTGCCCGATCCCCGCCGCACCGTCTGACCCTGAAAGGCTGATCCAGTAATCACCATAGTCCCGCGTCGCATAGCTGCCGCCGGATTGCATCGGGCTTTTCCAGTTGTTGCTGTCCCGCGCTTGCTCATATCCGTAGCGGTCCAGCAGATCGGACACTACATGCGACTCGTTGAAGGCATCGACCACGTTTGTGGCGTCGGATGGTGTCAGGGCGGCCTTGCGCGCCTTCCATGCCGCCGCCTTGGCCTCAGCATCGGCCCGGTCGCGTCTGGTCTGTTCGCGCCTGACAATGATTGGATGGTTTGGTGTCAGACTTGTGCGGGGGCCGACATGCACGTCTGACTCATAATACTCGCCCCGGTTCGGCAAGAATATGAGCTGGCCCGTGCGCTGCAATGCCCTGTCCGGCTCAAGCTGATCGGCGAGCAGATCGTTGAATGCTTCAACCGTGTCCGCATAATCCGCCCCGGCGATTGGTGTTTCCAGCCAGCATAACGCGCGCCACTTGAGATCATCAGCCTTGGCCGACCGGCTGGAATAGATCACACGGCCCGCGTTGCCCACCACACCCGCCAGCGCCCCCCGAACGACGGCCAAGGGCGGGCTGTCTTTGTCCAGGTCAAGGGGTATGGCCCAGAATTGGCCGTGCAGGCGCTGCGCCTCGTGTTCACGGGCATCATGCGCCAGATAGTCGGACGGAATGAACCATTGCGCGTCGTCTTTGTGGATGCTTGGCGGATTGGCCGCCATGGCCAGAATGTCGGCTTCTGTCACGCCGCTGTAAGGTTTCCCGGCAAGGGCCGCAGTGTTCGGCTTGCCACTGGAAAGCGTGATTGAATGCGTGTCGTATTGACCGAAACCTGTGCAGAGCGGGTTCACGGCGTTTCACCATGCTCGAAGCGGGCGGATCGTGCTGCTTCATATGCATTTAGAATGCGAGGTGATCTGAAAGATCTACCTTTGGAAATTACCCCGACTTCAATAATAGCAGACATATCAATATCATATTCCATCACTAACTGTTCACTAATCATGAGTCCAGATTTATCAAAACCCCAATCATCCAGACAAAGTGTTTGGATGTCCAATCCTGTTCCATCTGCATATTCGCAAAATCCAAACAACCTTATTGAACCAAATTTACGGGCTTTTTCAATAAACTCGTGATTGTAATTAATGTGTCCTATAGGGTAGTTGTAATCACCCTTAACACCCATTTGCCTGATAACAGGTCCACCCAATGCTGGGCTTTTAAGTCCGTAAGGTTGTGTGGGTGCCCCAATGTTGCCACATGCCATGTACACAAATTGACCCGTACCATATGCCAACGCTTCGCACTTTTTAATTTCATCAGTCGTTGGCATCTTGCCTTTGATTTCAAGCCATACATTAAACTCCTTTAAAAAGAAGTCCGGCAGATACCAGCCCGCATCGGTTTCAAAACCCTCAGGCTCATACTCCCATGACAGGCCAAGCGCATCAAAGAAAACCGCATAGCGCGCCTCAAGGCGGCTGCGGAACCGGTAGCCCTTGTAACGGGTCTCAATTGCTTTCATGGAAGAAGCCCTATATATGGGCCAAGCCTTGCGCTGCATCGCGCGTCATGTTACCTAAGGCTCAGCGTTGTGACAAATGCACCCTACCGCCTTGCACCTCGCATGGCAAGCCCCGTCCCTTAAACCGGACGGGGCTTTACTTATCCAGCAGCACCCGCACCGTCTCGCGCAGATCGGGCTGGCTGAAATAATGCTTCACCGTCTCAGGACTGGTCGGTGGTATGCACTTGCTGGCCACGTCCTGGCGTGACCATGAGTCCAGA